GAAGATGCCTAAGGTTGGCGGTAAAAGTTATTCTTATTCAGCTAAGGGGCGTGCTGCTGCTAAGCGTGCTTCTAAGAGGAGTGGTAAGCCAGTTAAACGTGCTCGCCGCAAATGAGTGACCGTCAAGAGTTACATGATGACGGGATGTGGATGCAACTTGAGGAAATGGGTGAGCGTCCCGATTTGTTGACTGACCCGTTTTTGGATGATGAACCTATTGAGTGTTCGATTGATGAGGTGGATATTTGTGAAAGTTGTCAGTGATGGCTCCTCCTAGGGTTAAGAATCCTAAGAAGTCGGCTCGCTATTATGCGAGGAATCCCGCTGCTCGGGCAAAGAAATCTAATTATGACTCGAAATTCGGGAAACAACCTTCTCAGAGGAAGAAACGAACTGAGTTGGGTAGAGCGCGCCGCCGCGCAAGGGCGGCGGGCGTAGATGTCAGGGGGAAAGATATGTCTCATGGGAGGGATGGTTCCCTTCGACTTGAGAGTACATCGAGGAACAGGGCAAGGCAGGGGGCTGGAGGTAGGGCCCGTCTGCGCTAGGGGGGTCTATGTCGATTGAAGATGTTGCTGAACGAACTGATGTTTGGGCCGAAGCCGTCAAAAAGATCATTAAAGCTGTTACGGCTGCTGTTGTGGCTCTTATTGCTGCTATTTCTGGTGTTATGATGTTGTGGCCTGATAAGGAATCTGAGCCTGTGGAGGTTCCTGCTGAGTTAATTACGGGGGTTGGGTATTCGCCGCAGTGTTCTCAGTTGTATACTACGATTGATCATACGTGGACTGAATCTCAGTGGTCTGTGTGGGAGTCGTTGCGGAAAGATTTGGGTTGTTAGCGAAATGGGTATCCGTTGAACCACATGACTGCGCTGTGTCGTTCTCCGCTGGTGACTGGTGTTACTCTGTGGTCCATGAAGCTTGGGAATACTGCTATTGATCCTCGTTCTGCGTCGTTGAAGCGATGAAGTTGGTCGTAGCAGCGGATTTGAAGTTCTCCGCCTTCGTAGTCCGATGAGTGGGAAAGATTCACTGTTGCTGAAAGTTTACGCACGGTTCCCTGAAACTCTGGGAATGGGGTCACGTTCAAAGGGATCGGGTTGGGGATCTGGTTGGAGGGAAGAAGGCGACGAGCAGCATAATTGTCCATGTGGCCGTCAATGTGCCAGTCGTAGTGATCGTCTACGTTGTAGCGTGTGTATTGAAGAGCTTCTGGTTTATGTAAGTCAAACCACCAGCCTGCTTCTTTGTTTGCTTGCCGAATCCAGGCTGCGATTAGATCGTTTAGTTTTTCGTTATAGATCCAAGAAATTTGGGATTTCCGATGTTCTTCGGATTGTCCAAAATGGATTCCTTCGAGTTGTTGCTCCATCGCAGCAGCGTGTTGAATCTCGTCGCACTGCTGTGGGGTTAGCGCCTCTGGAATCCACCAGTAGTGATTGGTAAGCATAATGAGTAGACTAGCAGAACTCCGACAGGAAGTGGAGTGGAGGAAATGTGTCCGCGACGAGGAATATTTTTTACAAAATTATTGGCACATCGCTCACCCTGCTCACGGTCGTATTCTTTTTGCTTTACGTGAGGCTCAGGCGGAAGCTATCAAACATTGGGCAAAGAATAGGTATTCCCTTACTCTGAAAGCTCGCCAGATCGGATGGAGCACGCTAGTAGCTGCCCACCAGTTCTGGCTAGCATTTTTTCACCCAGATCAGAACATTATTGATCTTTCCCGTACAGAACGTGAAGCTGTGTTGCTGTTGCGTAAAACTAAGTACGGGTTTCAACATTTACCGAAATGGATGGTCGAACGTGGACCTAAGTCTTTGGTTGAGCATCAACAACGAATGGGATTCGACAACGGAAGCCAGGTTACGTCGATGCCTTCTGCTTCGGATCCTGCCCGTGGTGAATCAGCGACACTTATCGTGGTTGACGAATGGGCATTCCTACCGAATGCCGAAGAAGCATGGGCATCCATTGAGCCAGTTGCCGACGTAGGGGGCCGTATTATCGGTCTTTCCACGGCTAACGGTTCAGGAAACTTTTATCACCAGTTGTGGGTCGGGGCGACAACAGGAGCCAACAAATTTGAACCCATGTTCTACCCTTGGTCCGCAACTGAGGATAGAGGCGATTCCTGGTATCAGGAAAAAGTTGAGTCAATGCTGCCGTGGCAGCTTGCACAGGAATATCCGACGACCCCTGAAGAGGCGTTCGTCAAATCAGGTAACCCTGTCTTTGACTTAGATATTTTGCAAGCTATGGAACGCAACATAATTCGAGGCGAATTAGGTTACATGAGTTTGCAAGGAAGATCCGTAGAGTTTAGGCCAACACAATGAGTGTAGAAGTTTGGGAACGCCCAGACGCTATGGCAGCATACGTCATGGGAGTGGACACTGCCGAAGGCTTAGGCCACGGCGATTACTCTGTAATCCAAGTGCTGAATGTTGGCACAGGAGAGCAGTCAGCAATATGGCATGGACACATAGCACCTGATCTGTTAGCGGAAGAAGTTATGGCATTGGGCTTATGGTTCCGCAACGCCTTATGCTGCGTCGAATCAAACAATCACGGACTAACAACCATAACTGAACTCCGCCATCTGGGATACCCTAACTTGTTCAGACGTAGACAACTAAACAATGTGAACAATAGGATTAGCCAAGAGTACGGTTGGAAAACAACGAGAACATCTAAACCGTTAATGATCGATGACTTGAGTTCTGCTTTACGGAACGAAGAACTAATCATTCGGGACAAACACACTCTGGCAGAGTTGCGAACTTTTGTTCGTAACGATAGGGGCTCAATGTCAGGATCTCCCTATGACGACAGGGTTATGGCTCTTGCGTTAGCTAACCAGATGCGTAAATTTGCACATGAACCTGAATATGCGCCAGAAGTCAACGATTACTGGACTGTTGACTGGTTTGCGAGGCTAATTCCTGGTCGAGATCTTGAAGATCCTTTGCAAATAGGCTTGAACACGGTACGTGGGACACATTAGCCTACCTAGTAGGAGCATGTTCCACAGGAAGGGCTGTAATGGCTAAATTTGTTTCCCACACCAACGGTACTCAAACCGTTGATGGGGCAAAAGGGAAAAACGCTAAAATGGAACGGGGTGGCAGCGTATCTGCTAACCCGATCTGGACTCCTGGCGGACCCCAATCACCGAAACAACGTATGGACGCAGGTAAATATGCGAACCAAACTGGTGGTAACGGTCAGGCAGGTGTGCGCGAAACACCCAAAAATCAACATGGCACAACGGGCAAGGTTGAACCAGCAGGTAGGCAACCAAACTACCGTGGCTCAAACGCTGGTTAAGCTATGGCCGTCTTACCAGACGGAGCAACCTTTGAAGAGTTTGCCGAATACGTCCTAGCGCGACGGGACGTTCCCTTGTCGGAACTTCGGGAACTTTACGAACGAAGGCTCCGTCTAAAGTCGATTACCGTATCGACGGGCGAAGGCTACCAGTCAACGCTGCCTCGCGATGAGCGAGGTCTGACGAAGCGCGAGCGAGAGGCTAAGGTATTGGCCGAGGCGAAAGCCTCAGGTCGAAACATCCAGAAATTGCCAGAGAAAGCCCAGTTCTAATGCCCAAAAAATCTCGCCAAGAAATACTTTCCGACTATATCGAGAAGGTTGACAAATGCGAAGATTGGCGAGATCAGGAAAGCTTTGAACAGACCTGGCGCAGGTTGATAGATCTTTACCGAGGAAAACATTGGCCTTCAACCACTTCCTCCAAACAAGATCTCATCGCTGTAAACTTGGCGTTCTCAACAGTTAATGTTATCGCTCCATCTGTTGCTGTTAATTATCCAAAGATTGTTGTACAGGCAACAGACCCTGAAGATAAAGCTCGGGCTGCTGTCGTAGAAGGTGTCGCCAACTATATGTGGCGACACCACGACTTCAGAACCCCTTTCCGTTCAGCGGTGAAAGATTTTCTTGTCATAGGTCATGGCTGGATAAAAGTCGGCTGGAAATTTGTTGAACAAGAACAGGGCCTATCTGACGAACAGCGTGAAGAAATGATCGGTTCAGCGATGCTTGAAGCCGATACGTTTGCGATGGAAAACCCTGAAATGGCAGCGGATCTCCCCACCGACCAAGACATTATCGCTGGTATTCCAGAATCATCAATGGCTATAGTTGAAGATCAACCTTTCGTTGAGAGAGTCTCACCTTTCGACGTATTCGTAGACCCAGCCGCCACTTGCATGGCTGACGCTAAATGGATAGCGCAACGCATTGTACGCCCTGTAGAAGAAGCCCAAAAAGATAAACGCTACAAACCCTCAGTGCGAAAACGGCTTGCCAGTTCAGTGATGGACACTGAAACTCCTGAATACCATGAAGGCAAAAGCGAATTTGTGGGAGATCAAGTTGTAATCTGGGAATTTTATGACATTCTGGAAAACACTCTTGGCATCTATGCTGACGGCGGAGAAGAGTTCCTCGTAGATCCTGTACCCATGCCTTATGCCTACGGTCAGCCTTTCGTAATGGTAAGAAACTACGATGTTCCTGACCATTTCTATCCAATCGGTGACCTAGAATCTATCGAATCCCTTCAACTCGAACTAGACAAAACTCGTAGCCAGTTGATGAACGATAGAAAGCGTTACGCACGTAAATATCTTTACCATGAGCGTTCTTTCGGTCCCGAAGGCCGCGAAGCTCTTGAATCAGATGAGGATGGTAGATTAGTTCCTGTAGTGGACGAGAATAAACCTCTCCAAGAGGTTGTCGTACCGATGCCACAGATCCCTGTAGGCGCAGAGATATACAACTACTCCAACATCATCGAAGAAGATATAAATACTGTTTCAGGTGTTTCGGAATACGCCAGAGGCGCTATGCCCGAAATACGACGCACAGCTACAGAAGCCAGCATTATCGCTGATGCCCAGAATGCTAGGGCGGCAGACAAACTGGCAATAGTCGAAATAGCTATTTCCGATGTGGCTCGCCATGTAATCCAGCTAATGCAACAGTTTATGACTGGAGAGCATGTGGCTCGAATTACCGCCCGAGGCGGGGATGACATATTTTTTGAGTTTGACCGAGATTTAATTGCTGGAGAATACGATTTCTCAGTGCAAGCAGGTTCGACTCAACCCATGAATGATACCATTAGGAAACAACAAGCAGTTTCGTTGATGAATGCAGTTGCACCGCTTGTTGGGGAAGTAATTGATCCCCAAGCGCTAGCTGTTCATGTGCTTGAACAAGGCTTCGGCATCAAAGATCCCGAAAAATTCCTTGTTCAGGCTCCTGGGCCAGAAGTAGCCGCGGAAGAAGGTCAAATTCCTTCCGAGGGCCCTGTCCCAGGTGGGATGCCTCCAGTACCTCCCGTATCCCCTAATATGGGAACGGATGGGGCTTTTGCCCCCACTGGGGGTATTCCACCCGAGTTACTTTTGCAACTCCAAAATCAGATGGGGATGGAACTTCCCTCTCTTTAGTGGGACAGTATGCTATTCTTAGTAGGAGTAACTTTATTGACTCCTAGGAGGGGCTAGTGCCCGAAGAAACAGAAGATGAATTGGAATCCTCGTATTATGAGGACACTCCAGAAGCTTCAGATGAGGTTTTACAGGAACCTGCTGATACATACACCATTAAGGTGGATGGGGAAGAATCACAGGTCAGCCTAGACGAACTTCGAGATGGATACCAGCGTCAAGCGGATTACACCCGCAAAACGCAGGAATTATCGGCTGAACGTGACCGTTTGCGTCAAGCTGAATCAATCGTTTCTGCTTTGGAGTCAGATCCAGAGGGAACTTTACAGGCTTTACAGCGATCATTTGGAATTGATTTATCCACTCCAGATCAAATGGATGAGTGGGATGAACTTGATCCAACTGAACAGAAGCTGCGAGAGCTTGAAAAGAAGATTGAACAGCAAGAAGCAACCCAACGTCAGCAAACAGTTGAACGTGAGGTTTCTGGCCTCCAAGAGAAATATGGTGAGTTCGATGGTAAGGAATTGCTTCGTCACGCTGTGAAGAATGGAATTTCTAACCTAGAGGCTGCCTATACTCATTGGAGGTTTAGTGATGTCAAAGCAACTGCTGATAAGCTTCAGCAGGAGCAAGAGATCACTCAAAAAAAGCGTGATGCGTCTGTCATTACACCTGGAGGGTCAACCCAAGCGGGAACCCAGCAAATTGATTCCAGTGGTGAACAGCCATCAAGCATCCGAGAAGCGTTTGCACTGGCTAAGAAACAATTAAGCACTTAACCTTTTAGGAGCAAACAAAAATGGCTGCGGGAAACAGCAATTTTGATGAGATTCTGACTACGACTCTCAACAACTATGTTCCAAAATTGGTGGACAACATTTTCAGTGCTCGTCCATTGTTCTATGCTTTGACCAACGGTCAAACCATGCGAACAGTTTCGGGTGGCGCAAAGATTGTTGTTCCAGTAATTTATGGAACCAACTCAACCGCTGGCTCGTACAGCGGAACCGATACTATTTCAGTGACCGCTCAGACAGGCATTTCGGCTGCTGAGTACAACTGGAAACAGTATGCGGCGACAGTAACCATCAACGGTATGGAAGAAGCCAAAAACAACGGCGAAGCTCAAATCATTGACCTTCTCGAAGGCAAAATCTTCCAAACCCAAGAAACCATTATCGAGAACATGAACACCATGTTCTACGGCGATGGCTCTCTTAACAGTGGCAAAGACTGGGAAGGCATCGCTGCCCTTGTTGACTCTGCTGGTACTGATGTTGGCGGCATCGACGCTACAGATGCCGACAATGTTTGGTGGCGTTCCACGGAAACCGCTTCTGGCGGTGTGGCTTCGCTTACCACAGCGATGATGGCAACCCTGTATAACGATGTTTCTGTTGGCAACGACCAACCGACCATCATTATTACATCACAACAGGGTTACGAAAAATATGAAAGCTTGCTCACCAGCAATATCCGTTACACGGATACTGACATGGCTGATGCTGGCTTCCAGAACCTCATGTTCAAGGGTGCGCCAATGACATTTGACGCAGCTATTTCTACAGGAGAGGTGGCCGCTGGCTCACAGCCTCTGTACATGCTGAACACGAAGTATCTGCAACTTGTACGCCACTCGGATGTTTGGTTTAAGCCAACGCCGTTTGTGCGTCCTACAAACCAGGATGCTGTGTTCTCACAGATCCTGTGCTACGGCAACCTGACCTGCTCGAACAGGGCACGCCAAGGTAAGCTAACAGGGCTATAAATTAATAGCTCACAGGTGGTGGGGTGAGGGTTCGTCCCTCGCCCCACCCAAGAGTTCTGAGGATTCATGGGCAGAGAATTGCAGCTAGGGTACGGAACAAACCGAAGAGTTTACGGTGATCCAGGTGAAGGTTATTCGCAACCTACGCCTCGCAACGAATACTTTGGAGGACGGAAAGTTGTATCAGTAAATCCTGATATTCCGTTTAAAGAACCGCAAACAACGGCTTGTTCAGCGACCACCAAAGCTGGTGACCCATGCAAAGCTCGCCCCGCTGAAGGGCAGAGCGTTTGCTCTTTCCATAAGGAGTAGCGGTGAACATAGGCGAAATGCGCTCATATGTCCAAAGCGTTGTCGAAATCGACAACAGCGACATTTCCGATGATGTACTGAACCGCATGTTGGGCCAAGGATACGATCAAGTTGTTTACAGCGAGAAGCGTTGGCCTTGGTATGAAGTTTCAACAACCTTTTCTACCGCTGCTGGAACTTCAGATTACTCACTTGGCACCATCGGGGCGAGTGTCACGAATGGGCTTCGAGAAATAAATGCCTTAAGAACCGACGACCACGTTCTTACTCTCATTGGACGAGATGCTGGCGATACCGTGTACCCTTTGGATTCTGCTGGTAATGGAGATAGTTGGTATTGGTCTTACTGGGCTGAAACCGCAAGATTGTACCCTACACCTTCGTCTGTTCAAACAATTAATGTTCGTGGATACAAGAATCCTTCAGCATTTGGGGCAGGCTCATTGGATTCAGCTTCCCCAAGTGATTTCCCTGAGCCCTTTCATCAGGTAATCGCTACTTTCGGTATTTCTCGCGCTTATGAGCAGCAAGAAGATCCTGGTATGGCTATGGAATACCATTCTATGTTTGTACGGGAATTAGACAATCTGCGGGCAAGATATCTAGATGCCCCTGCCCCACAACCATTGGTCTTAAACACTGTTTCCACTTCTCGTTGGCGTTCACAAAGTGTGATGCCTGACCGACTTAGGTTCAGTTGGGAGTAAGAGATGTCTAAAGCAGAATCGTCTGGCTCTCGTCCACATCCACAGCGATATAAGCTGACGATGTTGGAGGACTTTAGCGGTGGCCTAAATCTACGTTCGGACCAATTCAACTTGGGACCGAACGAAAGTCCCAACATGCTCAATGTTGATGTTGATCCCCGTGGGGGAATCAAAATGCGTTTAGGTGTGAACAAACGTAACTCGACTGTCCTTTCTTCCAGTGTCACAGGACTCGGGCAGTTCACCCCTGATGGGGGAACAGCCCGAGTTATTTGTTCGTATGGAACTACGGTCGCTGAATCCTCCGCAAATGATTTCACAACTTTAAGTGGTGTTTCTGTTACTAACGGAGATCGCCTGTATGGACAAACAACTAATTCAAAGTTTTACGGAGTTTCGGGAGATGCAGCATCATTTTCTTATGATGGGACAACTGCTTCAAACCTTGCATCGAACATCAATGGTTCAGCAGGAAATTATCCTATAGCTAAATATACTTGTCACTGGAATAACCATGCGTGGGTTGCTCACACCAAAGAGGGTGGGACTTCCTATTCCAATCGTCTGCGTTGGTCAAAAATAGATGATCCAGAAACATGGTTTGATTATGACTACGTTGATATCAATGTAGGGGAACAGGGAGATGAAGTTACAGGTATTCTTCCTTTCGCTGATCGTCTATTCATATTCAAAAGCAACAGTGTTCACGCTCTATATGGATCAAGCAGTGAAACTTTCCAAATTGTTCCATTGAGTCAAGATGTCGGGTCTGTCGCTTTGTCGTCTCCTGTTTCGACACCTTATGGAGTGTTCTTTTGGTATGATCGTCAGGGAGTTTGGCTCTTCAATGGCGAACGATTTGTTTGGGTTTTTGAGAGACTTCAACCAGCAATAGATGATGGAAGATTACAGTTCAATAATCCTCCTCAGTTGGCTTGGTTCAAAAATAAACTTTACGTTTCGGTTGACTGGGATGACTCTGGGAGTGTTATAACGCATCGTCGGGTACTTGTTTATGATCCGACGTTGGGCCCGAATGGCGCATGGATGATGACAAATATAGATGCTAATATCTTGATGACATTTGTCCCTCCTGGTGGGTCACATGAACTAATCGGTGGGTGTTACACGAACTCGGGTCGTGTTATCCATTTGGAACAAGACTTGCAAAGCGATTTCTATGGGGCAACTACGACGCATATTGATTCTTCCTATACGACAAGTTGGCTTGTTGGGAAAAATCCGATTGTCAAGAAACGCTGGGGTAAACCTCGTATTGTTGTAAGTTCCGATGCGACCATAGGAATGTCAGCGAAACTGTACACAGATTACGATACGGCGAACTACAAGAAATCTATGACGTTTGGTGTTCAAACGGGTGCCACAACTGGTGCAACTTGGGCTGCTTCCGCAGGCCCCACTGGTGGTACGGGCGTTTGGGGTACAAGTACTTGGACGGCTGAACCCAACACGGATGTCACAAATATCGAACGACTTCCTACTCTTGGGACAGCTAAGGCTATTCAATTAAAGGTAGAAGGTCCGACATCAACAGATGAGGCTTGGGAAGTGAACGCTATGGCATTTACTTATATTCATAGGAGATTGCGTTAATGGCAACTTTCACAGCGCCAAATACGGCTGTCGCTGGCAACGCTATTGTTGCTAGCGAAACTAACGACAACTGGACCTATGTCAAAAACTGGGTAGAAGGTGTCGCAGGGCAAACAGCAACATACCCAGGTGTTGTTCAAAACACTGGCGGTGCCATCACTGGTGGTTTAACTGTCGCTGGTACTTTAACTGGGGGTTCGTTTACTTCTTCTGGAACAACAAGTCTTGGCGCTTCTAACGCTTTCTATATAGACACAACACAAGAAAATACTGTTGGGCTTGGCGCTGGCACCAGCATTACGACAGGTTCTGCTGGCGGAAAGCTGTTTGACAGCGGTGTACCAGTTGGAACAAACACAAACACTCCGTACTCTACTAACCATTACCAATACTCCAAGTATGACACTCAGTCAGGCGGCGGGGGTGCTGGCGGTGACAGACCAAAGTCTCAATACCGTTTAGTTGTAAATGGTTCCATCGCCGTAATGGGCGACATTATTGGTTACACAGATAGGTGGACAGGGAATAGCGCTACTTACACTCCTGGTGACGGTACCCGTATTGATTGTCAATGGTTGAATGTTCGACAAAACGTGGATATTGCTGGAGCGCTCAGAGTTAATACTGAAGTTGATTATGCCCGTATCTATATGGGTAATGACTACACAACTAATGAGGATTGGATCGAGTGGAACGACGTAATCACGATTGATGAAACCGACATCGGTCCTGGGTTTAGGTTTGTTCATAACGACACAGCGCATCTAGCTATTGCTCAATCAAATGGTGTGCTTTCACTTCACGCAGAACAAGGGTGGCCGTCCCTTTCGGGCACTCAGGCGGTTATTACAACTACTGGTTTGAATCAGCTTGGCATTTCTTCTTCGTCGATTCGTTTCAAAGAAGATGTAGAAGATGTTGAAACTGATGAGATGTGGACGAAACTTCGGGCGTTGAAGCCTCGAACATTCCGTTGGAACGAAGAAGTAGCTACCAATTCTGGTTTAGATTACGAAACTCAAATTCCTGAGCTTGGATTTATTGCCGAAGAGGTCCATGAGGCTGCGCCTGACGCAACTTTGTATGATGGCGAAGGCGACCCGATTGTTTATCGAGAAAAGTCAATGCTTGCTATGCTTGTTAAAGCGGTGCAAGACATTGACGAGCGTTTGGGGGCACTCGAATAATGGCAACTGGAACCACGTACACCAATGATGTGGGTAGAGGCCAGAACCTCATTTCCTATGCTGACGGTTTCCGTTATCAAGGACAATGGTCATCTGGTACCTCTTACTCTGTTGGTGATGTTGTTGAATACAACAGCGGTTCCTATGTCGCTCGAACGGCGCATTCCAATCAGACTCCTGCTGCTGGTAGTAGCTATTGGCAAACAATTTCTGCGCCAGGATCGGCTGGTGGGCCTGGGCCTGCTGGTGCTGCTGGTCCTTCTGGCCCGTCGGGACCAACGGGACCTGACGGGAGAACTATTCTTAACGGCACCAGCGACCCAACTGGGTCTGATGGTGTTGACGGGGATTTCTTTTTGAATGTCAACACCAACTATTTCTTTGGACCTAAAGCGAGTGGTTCGTGGCCTGTTGGGTTGTCTTTGGTGGGGCCACAAGGTTCGACGGGCCCAACGGGGCCGCTAGGTCCACAAGGACCGACGGGAAGCCAAGGTCCGCAGGGGCCGCAGGGGGCGCAAGGTAACACTGGGAATACGGGGCCGACAGGTCCGACAGGTGGAACTGGCCCGACAGGCAATACTGGACCTACGGGAAACACTGGACCTACTGGGCCTACAGGCCCAACTGGTCCTGCTGGTGGTCCTCCTGGGCCTAATGGACCCACTGGACCTACAGGTCCTGCAGGATCTTCTGGTGGTCCTGGTCCGACTGGACCGACGGGACAAGGTAATGGTTTATTAGACGGCGGTTCGCCATCTGATACTTATGGAGGCATCAGTCCGATAGATGCAGGAGGCGTAACGTAATGCCGTTACAGATTCAATTCAGACGGGGAACTTATTCTCAGTGGAACTCTGCTAACCCGACGTTGGCTGACGGCGAGTTTGCTTTACAAACCGACGCTGGTGGCGGAGCCGCAGCAGGCCAATTCAAAATTGGTGACGGCACAACGAACTGGAACACTCTTGCTTACGGTGGTCTAGTTGGTCCTACTGGTCCGACGACTGCGAACATCGACGGTGGTTTATCTAATTCGACTTATACTGTCATCAGTCTTGATGGCGGAACTTCAGGAGCACAGTAATGGCTGTAATCATCCAACTGCGGCGTGATACTGCTGCAAACTGGACATCAAACAATCCAACCCCAGCGGCAGGAGAATTTTGTATCGAAACTGATACAGATTTCTATAAGATAGGGGACGGTACCACGGCGTGGACCTCTCTTGGGTATTCTTCGCTACCGTCTGGTACTGCGCCGTTGGCT